CTTTTGTTATAGCTAAAGTTTATGAAGAGATTAATAAAATTATAGAACAACTACTAGGACAAGTTTGCCCACCAGTAGATGAGATAAAAAGAATCCTTAAAATACGAGATACACTAGTAAATATGATTAATGGGTTAGAAAAGAAAATAGAACCCGTAAAGAAGTTTGGTGAGATATTAAATCCTCCTATCCAAGCAGCAAAAGCAACTGTGTTAATATTAGAACAACTTCCTCTACCATCAACTATAGGTATACCACCCGGCCCTGCTGGAGGTGTAATTTTCTCTTTATCTACAGGTGCTATGAATAGGTTCTCACAACTTCTAAACATTGCTTGTCAGATAGTTGATTTACTATCTAAAGATCAAAAAGCAATAATGGACTTAACCGACATAAGCTTTGACGGATTAGAACCTATAAAACAGAAATTACAAAGTATAGATATAAATTTATTTGAATGTGTAGATAAACTACCTACCAACCAGAAATTAGAAATAATGGAATCAATACAAAACCTACCTTCTAATTCCGGAATAACTATTAATTCTACAGATGGTTCAGGAAAGTTCTACTATAAGGAATATACTATAACTATACAAGAAGATAAAAACTCACCTCAATATGCAAAACTGAGGTATGCTCAAGTACAGAACGCTAATGGTACAGTCCTATTAAGAGGGCAATCATCATTTAGTTCCTCTACAAGAGTACTAATAGACGAAATAAAATTTAGAATTAACAATCAACTTCCATAACTTAACTATTTATTAATATGAAACTAGACCAACTACGCAAAATTATACGTGAAGAAGTCAGATCAGCTGTCAAGGAAGAGTTACAAGACGTAATGAACGAAGCAGTTAGAGCTGCTAGCTCGCCTGGTATAAAGGTAGCTAGCGAACACAAACAAGTAGTTGCTACACCAGCAACTCCAACTAAGATGAACCCACAAATGGGAAAATCATCTTTAGATGAAATGTTAGCAATGACTAAAGCTAATATGACAAACGAAGAATACAAGAATGTATTCACAGGAACTACAGCGAACGCACAAGGAGGTATTCCATTAAAAACTAATATGGCATCTACTATGGCTAACCAAATGGGAGCAGCATCAGGTAGAATGCCCGGTATTGATATATCCCAATTAGATTTTGTAAAAAAAGCAGGACAGGTTTTATCTGCTGCAGAAGCAAAGAAACCGTCAATTAAATAAATAATATATGGCATTTGAAGCAAAGAAAATAAATGTATTAGACTTACAGCCTAGAAAAGCAGTAGGTGTATCTTTGCCATTTTCTAATAAGGCAGTCTTTAATTCTACTTATGAAACTAAAGAAGCTATAAAAGCTAACCTTATTAACTATATATTAACAGGTAAAGGAGAACGGTACTTTAATCCAACATTTGGATCAGGCATTAGGAACCTACTATTTAGTAATATCAATAGAGACACTTTAACGGACTTAGAGTTTTTAGTTAGAGATGCTTTACAGCAGTACTTTCCAAGATTAGAAATAATAAAACTAGACTTGAAAGGTGCACCAGATTCTAACATGATAAGTTTTACATTGAACTTTAAACTAACAGACACTCAAGTAGAAGATGAGATAACAATTAATTTTGAACAATAATGGCTCAAGATATTAACATTAAATATACAGACAAAAACTTTTCTAGCCTAAGAGGTCAATTAGTGGAACTAGCTAAAAACTACTTCCCTGATGCCTACAACGACTTTTCACCTACATCACCGGGAATGATGTTTATGGAAATGTCTGCTTATGTTGGAGATATACTTTCCTTTTACCAGGATAGTCAACTACAAGAAACATTCTTACAGTATGCTAAAGACCCGAGTAACTTGTACTCTATGGCATACATGATGGGATATAAACCTAAACTGACATCAGCATCAACAGTAAACATAGAACTTACACAGAGAGTAGCAGCAACAACAGCAGGTACATCTTACCTTCCTAACTTTAACCAAGCATTAACGATTGGCGCTAATACGGTTATAACGGCAGGTACAGAGAATTTTGTATTAAACTCCAGTGTAGATTTTAACTTTTCTAGTTCTTATGATGATACATTAACAACAATATATAGTGTAGATTCAAACGGTAATCCAACAGAGTATGAGTTAAGAAAAATAGCACAAGCTAGCTCAGGAGAAATAATAACTAAATCTTTTAGTATTGGCTCAGCATCTAAATTCTTAACCTTAAGTGTAGATGATCAAAGCATAATAGGTATACTAGATATAACGGACGGAGACGGTAATAAGTGGACAGAAGTTCCTTACTTAGGTCAAGATACAGTATTTACAGAAGCGATTAACTCAGGCACTAATTCAAACAAAGTTCCATACCTATTAACAGCTGTAAGAACACCTAATAGGTTTGTAACTAGATTTACTTCAACAGGTAAGCTGCAGATTCAATTTGGATCAGGAATGTCAACTAGTAGTGATACAGCATTTTTACCTAACCCTACTAATGTCGGTTCAGGAACTAACCAAGGTATACGGAGAGCAGATCATGCTTTTGACCCTTCTAACTTTATGTTCTCAAGCGCTTACGGAAACTCACCTTCTAATACTACACTAACAGTAAGGTACATTAAAGGTGGTGGTATTAATTCTAATATAGGAGCAAACACAATCACAGGGTTTACTGCATCATCTTTAACTGCAACAGATACTACATATCAGAACACATTATCTATAACAAACCCAGAACCAGCAGCAGGAGGAAAAGATAAAGATACTATCGATGAGATTAGACAAAACTCTCTTCGTTCATTTAACGAACAAGGTAGGATAGTAACTAAACAAGATTACGCTTTTAGAGCGATGACAATGCCCTCTAAGTTCGGAGCAATCGCAAAAACATCTGTAGCAACAGATATTGAAGTACCAACAGCTAATGACAATACATATAACCCATTAGGAGTATGTTTATACGTTTTAGCTTACGATAATAATAAAAACCTAGTACAAGCAACGCCTGAATTAAAGACAAACCTAAAAAAATATATAGCAGAGTTTAAATCACTTACTGATGGATGTACTATTAAAGATGCATTTATTATTAACATAGGAGTTAAGTTCGATATAATTACACTACCTAGTTTTAATTCAAGAGAAGTAATACTTAAGTGTACACAAGCAATACAGGATCACTTTAACGTAGATAAATGGGCTATAAACCAACCTATTAATCTTTCCACAGTGTACACTCTCTTAGATAGAATTAAAGGAGTCCAGACAGTACAAGACGTACGAATTGAAAGTAAAGTAAACGGTAACTATTCTGTTTACGATTACGATATAAAAGGAGCAACAATGAATAATGTAGTTTATCCATCGTTAGATCCAATGATATTTGAAGTAAAATACCCGAATAATGACATTCAGGGAAGAGTAACAACATTATAATATGGCACTATATAGAATATTTCCTGAAAAAGACGCTTTTATTTACACAGAAGGTCCATTAGCTAACACAGGTAGAGACGCACTCCTTGAAGTAGGAGGTTATCCAACATCTGCCGGAGGGCAAACAGTTAGGTCTTTAATTCAATTTGATTTAGCAGAAGTTAAATCAGTATTAACTAACAAAGTAGGTATAACACTTCCATCAACAACAGGCTACTCTGCTAGCTTACATTTATCATTAAATTATGCAGCTGAATTACCGATTGAGTATTCGCTCAACGTCCACCCTTTAGCAGAAGCTTGGGATGAAGGTACAGGTCAATTCGGAGACATGCCTATAAATAAATCAGGATGTAGCTGGAACTATAAAGTAGCAGGCACTACAACTCGTTGGACAACAGGAAGTGAGAATTTAACATCAAGTACCGGTAACGGTTTTACATTAACTGAAAATCATTTATTTACCACAGGTTCATATAAAGATAGTCTTAGAGGAGGAGGGTACTACTACTTTACAACTGGTTCAGCTCCAGTAATTCTTTCAGGAAGTGCTGCTTTCACTAAGAACTCGGACCACGATTTAGATGTAGATCTTACTAACGCAATTCAATACCAAACAAATGATTATATTCCTAACTACGGCTTTATAGTCAAAATGCCTAACAACTTAGAATATAACGTATCGTCATCAGTAAGATTAAAGTACTACGGAGAAGATACAAATACTATTTACCCTCCATACTTAGAGATAAAATGGGATGATTACGCACATACATCTTCTTTAACTGAAATAACAGACACCGAAGCAGTAGTAACTATACGGAATAATAAAGGTAAATATACAGATGAAGGTAAACAACGTTTTAGAATACATGCTAGACCGAAATACCCGACCCGTACGTACACAACCTCTTCTGCCTATACCTCCAACTACACACTCCCTACTGCATCATATTGGGGATTAAGGGATGAGAATACAGAAGAAATGGTATTCGATTTTGATACTACATATACAAAAATAAGTGCTGATAATACCTCTAACTATTTTGACATATATATGGATGGACTTCAGCCAGAAAGGTACTATAAACTCTTAGTTAAGACAGAAATAGACGGAACAACGACTGTAATTGATAATGATCAAATATTCAAGGTAGTAAGAAATGGCTAGAAAAGTAGAAATAAAGAAGACTGTATTTAACCGAAAGGAATTTGATGGGGTCATTGATAGCAAGTTTAGGTTCTTTACAGAACAAGA